TGGCGCGCGATCGGCACGATCCTGCCCTGGCTGTGCGCGACGAGGAAGTGGCCACGTGGAACGGTGGCCCGGCCGGAGACCCGGGGCAGCAGGGTAGCCGCCTGAACAGCATCGTGGGGACCGGCTCTACCCGATCCCCACGGCCACGCACCCTCCAAGGAGATCTCAGCTTACATGAGCATCAAGCGTGCACATATTCCGGCCGACGGGTACGCCATCATCGCCAATCACTGGTTGCGCGACCCACGGCTGAGCTGGAAAGCCAAGGGCCTGCTGGCCTACATCGCCAGCCACGACAAGGGGTACCAGCTCAGTGCGGAGCAGTTTCTCGCCGAGGGCAGGGAGGCCCGGGATGCGGTCCGGTCCGGTCTGCGCGAGCTGGAGGAGGCCGGATACCTGCGCCGCGTCGAGGCGCGCGACAACGACGGCCGGATCGTCGGCACCGACTACGAGCTGACCGAGCCGGCACCGCCGCCCGACGGGAAACCCAGCGCCGGAAAACCCGTCCCTGGAGCTGAGCTGCCGGAACAGGGTGTTTCCGCAGCTCAGTCCAGCGCCGGAAAACCCGTCCCTGGTGACCTCTCTCTTAAGAAGACCACTAAGAAGACCTCCTCTGAGGAGGGCGCCGCTCCCGCGCCGCCGGCCGCCGAGGAGGTCTCCACCGAGGCACAGCCGGACACCGCGCAGACCATCGTGCGGGACTTCATCGACTTCTGCGCCGGCCGCGACGTTCGGCTGACAAGATCGACGATCGGACGGTACGGGGCGTCGATCAAGAGCCTGCTGGATCAGGGCTTCCCGCCGATCACGATCAAGCACGCGCTCAGCCTGATGCTGGCGCGCAACAAGGTCGGCAACGTGGCGTTGCTGGACAGCTTCGTGGTCGAGGTCCAGACCGCCCAGCGCAACCGGCCGACCAGCCCCGCTGCCGGGCCGGCGCAGTACCGGACCGCCGCCGAGAAGGGTGAAGACCGCCGTGCCGAGCAGGCGGCTGTGGCCAAGATCGCTGACGAGCTCGCCGCAGCGGAGAACATCGACCCCACCGACGTGGTTGGAAATCTTGAGATCGGGAAGCGGGCGCGTAAAATCTACGCTTCTCAGGTGACTACATGTCATCCCACGGGGTACAGTGGAACAGACGACCGGGACATCCTGGACGCACAGGTTGTCTCCGAGTGGAGGCAGCACCCGCCGAGGGAGGTGACAGCGGGATGAACCGCAGCGAGGTAGCCGACCTACTCGCTCTCATCGAGGGCTTCGAGCGCAGGCCGTTCCCGGCCAACGCGGTGGACGCCTGGCTCGCGGTCATGGCACGTGTCGAGTACCGCGACGCCGCACAGGCCGTAACGGAGGCTTTCGACACGGCCGAGCCGCTGAAGACGCCAGTGCAGCCGGGCCAGATCAAGCGCCGGGCGGTGGTTATCCGCGAGAACCGGGAGCGGGTGCAGGGCCGGGCGATCGAAGCTCCGTCGAGCTCGACGCGTCCGAACGAGGCCTACCTACGTGCTCGCGCCGAGCTGGCCCGCAGGATCGGCGACCCGGCACGCCTGAGCCCACGCTCACCGGCACGCGCCGACACGAGCCAGCCGGTCAGCACCGATTCCGGCATCACCAACGACGCCCGCAACCGGGCGGCCAGCGCGCTTCGCGCGTACGCCGCCGCGTAGCGCAGAGGCCGGTCCGTTTCCCCCGTGGCGGATCGGCCTCTGTCGTACCCCTGCTGTATAGTGTGGGTACACACCTGAAGCGAGGAGACCTCCCATGGCACGACCCGCCGCCCTGCCGGACCCCAAGCTGAACGACAAGCTGGACGACGCCTTCGGCCCAGAGCGACCGACCGGCCCGCTGACCCTCCACCTGGAGCAGGCCGACCTGGAGACGGCACGCCAGAGCCTGGACGCCGCGATGGCTTACCTCCAGACACACCTGCCCCGCGTGGCCAAGGGTGAGACTGCCGAGATCACCGGCACCACCAAAGACGGCCGCCCGTTCACCAAGAAGTACGACTACGCCCAACTCGATGACGTGTCCGAGGCCATCCTGCCGCTACTCGGGCGCCTCGGTCTGTCCTGGCGCACCTGCCCGACACTCGTCCACCTGGAGGGTGAGCAGGGCTACCGCTTCGTGCTCCAGTACGCGCTGAAGCACGTCAACGGCGACGTGATCGAGGGGATGTGGCCGCTGCCGGACCGGGCCGACCCGCAGGCCGTGGGCAGCGTGATCACCTACGCCCGCCGGTACTGCCTGTGCGCGGTCACCGGCCTGGCCCCCGGTGGGGATGACGACGGTACCGCCGGCAGGGAGGCCAGCCGGCGCGGTGAGACCCTGGACGAGGCGTCCACGCTCAGCCTTCCGCCGCGCGAATCCGAGTCCATCGTGGCCGCGCTGGAGCCCCAGGCGCTCACCCCGCTCGCGCAGTACGGCGAGCTGTGGAAGACCGTGGTCGCCCGTCGCGCGGCCGGCAAGCCCAGCCCCGTCGAGCACGACGGGCGCATCCTCACCTGGACCGAGCTGTTCGGCTTCTCCCTGGCCCAGCGCATCGACGCGCTTAGCACGCCCGCCGCGTGCAGGGCGTTCTACGACGAGGCGCGGGCGGCCGGTGGGGACGCGGCGCTGCCCTGGACCTGGGAGGACCAGCTCCCCAGCATCCGCCTGCTGGCCCGAGGCAACCAGATCAAGGCCGAGCTGGCGCAGCGCGCACAGGTCGTGGAGCTGGCCATCGCCTCAGCCTCCACCCCCGAGGAGCTGAGCGCCGCCTCCGATCTGGCCGAGGAGCTGGGCCAGCTCCTGCCGGACAAGCTGGAAGGCTTCCGACTGTTCGTCGCCGAACGCATGGGCGCACTCGGGCGCAAGCCGGCGACCGAGCGCGAGGTCGAGGACGTACCGCTACCCGAGCCGGAGACCGAGGCCCAGCACCAGGCGCCGGCCGCCGGGTCCGTGGCCGGCGGGGTGAAGTCCGTCCTGCTGATGGCCCAGATCTATCAGGGCGCCCCGCTGGCCGAGCTGACGCCGGAGATCGACGCCGCGTTCATGGAGCGCGGGGAGCTGACCGGCGACGAGCACGGTGCCCTGCATGATGTCCTGGCCACCCGCCCGGAGCCCGGACCGGATCGCACCGCGCTGAACTTCCTCAGCTGGCAGGCCGAGATGGCGCCCAACGAGGTCGCCCTGGACGAGCTGGCCAAGCGGATCAAGGCGCTGCGCCAGATCCGCCCCGACCTGCTGGACGCCCGTCAGCACCGCGAGCTGCTGGCGGCCATCGCGGCGCGTCGCGCCCACCTGAACGAGCTGGAAGGGAAGCGGTACCGGTGAGCGCGAGCATGAGTCGAGCCGATCTGATGCGCGTGCAGGTCATGGGGGTAGCGCTGGCCGCTGCTGCCCGTGACCTACTGGAGGGCGAGGCCCGCGAGGAGTGGGAGGGGCCGAACCGAACCCGGGTGACCTGGAGCTCCCCCGGCTTCGTGGCCGCCGCGTCGATCACCAACCGGACGCTGGAGGTGATCGACGACCAGGAGTTTCTTGCCTGGGTGTCCGAGCAGCACCCCGGCGAGGTGATCATAGTGCGCCGGGCGCGCAATACCGAGTGGCTGAAGCAGCTCCGCGACCAGCTCGCCGCCGATGTGGCCGCCGGCCGCGAGGACGCTCCACCTGGAACGAAGCTCTACGACGGCGACGAGTTCAAGGCGCTGGCCATCACGCCCGACCGCGAGCTGAAGCGCGCGATGTTCGAGGCCGCCCGGATGGCGATCATGCACGGGGTATGGCCCGACGCTCCATCCATGTGGAACGCCGTGCAGGCCCTCATGAAGGGCGAGGAAACGACCGACCCGACCGGTTGACATAGGTGTCAAGCATGGCCTAACATGTATCTCATAGCGATACACCTGGAGGGCCACATGAAGCAACTCACCCGGTACCAGCTCGAAGGCCTGCGCGAGCTGGTACAGCAGGAGATGGACGGCATCGAGAGCGGTGATCTGGTGGTCGCCGACCCTGCCGGCGCCCTGTGCGAGCTGCGCGACCTGCGCACCGACCTGGAAGCCATGTACCACGCCACCCCCGACACCGGGACGGAGCTGCTGTGATGCCGATCCTCGCCGCGCTGCTGCACACCCTGGCGATCGTGCCGACCTTCATGCTCGCCCACGCCGTACCGATCGGCGGCATGGGTACGGTCATCTGCCTGGCCGGCGCGCTGGCCTGGGTGAAGATCCGCGCCGAACTGGCGGGCGACCGCGAGGCCTACGTCACGATCTCCACCGAAAGGCACGCGGTCTGGGCCGGCTACGACGGCGAGGGCGTCTACGCCTGGTCCTGCACGTGCGGCGAGGCCGAGAGCGACTTCACTGGCCTGGACGCCGCCACGCTGGCCAGCACGGACCACCTGCTCGACGTGGGCGCGGTGCCGGCATGATCAGCCACGAGGCCGTAGCCACTCAGCGCCGGACCAGCCTCGCCTGCCCCGAGCAGTACGACGGCACCCTGACCGATGGCCGCGCGTTCTACTTCCGGTACCGCCACGGCTGGGCCAGCCTCGGCCTCGGCGCCACGGTGGACGCGGCCGTCTGGGACGAGCGGGAAACCGGCGTCACGGTCGGCGCACACCTCGACGGGATTTTCGAGAGCGACGACGAGCGCAACGCCACGTTCGCCGCCCTGCTCGCCGAACGGCTGACGGCATGAACCCCGCCCCGCTGCGCTCATGCGCGGTCGGAGGCGGCCACCACCTGGGTCACAACTCCAGATCCTTCGGCGGGCGGTACTTCTGTCCCAAGCACCAGCGCGAGACGTTCTACAACTTCGACCCCCAACCGTGCACGCACAAGATCGGCGAGCTGGTGCGCAACCGCGTGCGGTTCATCGACGGCGGACGCGGAGACGCCGAGCTGATCGTGATCGCCCGCGACGGCGACCAGGTGACCGTCAAGGTGCTGGGCTTCCCCGACCTGCCGGCACAGACCGTTCCCCTGGCCGCCTTGTGGCCGGGCTGGTACCCCAACTACTCCCGGGGGTGTGGACGATGAGCGAGCCGGAATACCTGGTCAATGCGCTCGGCGTGCCGGTACCGAAGGATCTGTGCCCCACACACGCGCTGATCTTCCGCAAGTGGCGGGCGGTGCACTACGACCACCGCAACCCCACCGAGTGGCCCGGCGGCCAGCACATCATGGACATCTGACCTATCCGCTATCCATCCACCTGGAGGTACCCGAGATGACCAGAAAGAAGACCGTCGCGCTGATCGGCGCCGCCGCGCTCGGCCTGACCGCGCTCACCGGTTGCGGCAGCATGGGCAAGGTCAGCGAACCGTTCAACGACGCGCCCCGCTCCAACGTCCAGAACGGCAACGCGGCCGACATCGTGACCTTTCCCGATGGCTTCTCCAACGTGAGCACGAAGTGCGACCACGGGAACCGGGTCTACGTGGCGTTCCACGGGGACAGCGCGTACGCGGCCATTGCGATCGTGGCGCAAGACCCGACCTGCCGCTAAGCGGGGGCAGATCCTCCGATCGACACCCCGAAGGGAGGTGAAGACTCTGAGACCGATCGCCATGATCGTCCTGGCCGGCGCGCTGCTTCTGTTCGCCTGGACGGGGCCGACCCTGACCCCCAGCCAGCCATGCGTCCGTAGCTGCCAGCACCTGGCGGACTACGACTACTGACCGACAACACACCGAGGGCCGCCCCAGGATCGCTGGGACGGCCCTCTGGTGAACCGAGGTCGGGGCAAGCCTACCCGCCACCGGGCAGCGGCCCCAGCTTGGGAAGCTGGCTCGGGTCGGCCACGATCAGGCCCGACATGGCTCGCCTGGCCTCCACCACCTTCTCGTTGATCTGACGGTGGATGTGGTCGGCGAATCCCGGCGCGTTGTCCAGCTCCATCTGGATCTGGACGGCCAGGCCGCCGACCTGGAACATCACGGCCATGCGCAGCTTGCCGTCGGGGCCGGGGAAGACCTGGACCGCCGTCGTGACCTGGTTGAGCGCGGCCACCGCCTGCTGCATCTGGACGGTCAGCCGCTCGATCTCAGCGGTCAACTGCTCGCGCGTGGGGCCTTCCTGCTGGACCTCCTCGCTCACGGGCCGGACACCCGAACCTTCGGCACCAGCGGCACCAGCTCGCCCGTGACCTGGTTCTCGGCCTTCGGGTCGGCCAGCGGGGTGACTTTCCCGTGGGCCAGCTTGCCCAGCACGATCGTCAGGAGCGCGATGGCCAGCGTCGTCCAGGTGACCTTCTCGCCCGTGATCACCTTCTGCCACACCAGCAGCGCGTCACCGCTGGTCAGGAGCGCTACGACGGCCGTCATCCAGGCCACCGGGAACCTGTTCAGGATCGACTTCTTCGGCACGTGTTCCCCCTTCGGGTACATGTTGTGTGCCGCCATTCAACCACTCGCCGGCCGGGTGCTGCACCCTCCAGGTGATCACCAGACGCCAGGCCAGTACCACGTCCAGCGCGCCGAGGGTCACCGCGAACACCCACGGCGGAACCCGCAACACGATGTTGAGCAGCGAGATCCCCATGTTGACGGCGAGCACCAGGGATTTGGCCAGCAGGTTCCGGCCGATCGCGTACCGGCGCCACTCCGGCGAGCCGAGACCGTACAGCAGAACGAAGCCCAGGCTCATCAGGAAGCCTAGGCCCAGTTCCACCACGAATATGAAGATCAGGTTGGGCACCTACCCAGCCTTTCCGGTCGGACGCATCGACCGCAACACGATCTCAGCCAGATCATTCCCGGCCTTCTCCACCTCACCGGACCGCCGCAGGATCTGCTCGGTCATCACCTCGGTCTGCTCGCGTGCCCGTGCGACGGTCGCGCCGCTGCGCTCGATCTCGTGCACGTCCGGCTCCTCTCGCCGCCACGGGGGCCACCGCCACCTCATGCCGCTCCAGCCTCCCGGGCTTTGCGGATCGAGTCGAGCACCGTGGTGAGCTGTTCGTTGAGCGTGGAGTTAATTCTGACCTGCTGGAAATACAGGTCTTGCCACTCTTTGTTGCGGTTCGCCAACTCCTCGTTACGCGTCTCGTACACCTGGATCACTCGCTGATGCTCGCGTACCGGGATCAGCCGGCCCTGTAAGAGCATCCGTACCCCGTACCCGAGCACTCCCAACAGGCCAGTGATGACGGTGCCGAGGATCCCCCAGAGCCGCAGCTCCTCGCCGGATAACACCGCTCGCGCCCTCCCCGTGATCGGTTGCCCGGATCGTACGGGGAGAGCGCGAGCTGCGACCAGAGGCGACCGGCCAGGTTAGAACGTGCCGGCGTTCAGGCGACGCTGGAGCGCCTGCACGCACTGCGAGCGGGGCAGGCTCAGCACGCCGTCCTGCGCGGTGCCGAGGTAGCGCTGAAGCGCGCGGGTGGTGCTGAACGCGCTGTGCCCGTCCTGGTTGATGCCCTGCCCGTCCACGGCCAGCCCGGCGTGAACCAGCCGGTTCAGGTACACCTGGACAGCCCGCACGAGATCGGAGTGGCCGGGCGGCTGCGTGATGAAGCCGTCCACGGGGGTACCCATCCGCCGCTGCCACGCGGAGATCGTCATCGACCCGAGGACACCGTCCTCGTCCAGGTGGCCCGACGGTGGGCCGCCGGTCGGCCCCTGCGCCAGGGCCAGGTTCCACGGTGCGGTGCTGTGCTCGGCGGCGTGGTCGTACCCGGTGCAGGTGCGTCCGCTGTAGCAGGCGGAGCCGTGCCGGCCGGAGACGTGGACATGACTGGTGTGCGGGTCGCTGCCGGTGTACGCACGGGGCGCCCAGCCGTGCGACGCGGACCAGATCGTCCGGTTGTGGATCACGTACTCCACGTCCGGGCGACCCACCGCCGCGTTGACGATGGCCTTGGCCTGCTCGGTACCGGCCGGCGTCATCGGGTCGATGGCGTGCACCACACCACAGTCATCCTCGTTGTGGTCGGAGCAGCTTGCCTGGTGCGCGGAGTCCCCGATCCAACCGACGACGGTACCGGGGAAGGCCGTCCAGATGGAGTGTCGGGCGGCGTCGAGGTTCGCGGCGAGGGTGGCCATGCCTCAGCCCTCCGTCGGCTGCGTGGTCGCCGGCTCCTGGGAACCGTCGAGGACCGGGTCCGCCACCGGCTCGCCGATGTGGTCGAGCGGGTTCTCATCGCTGGCGTGCGCGGGCGGGGCCTGGTCGTCGTGCTGTGCATCCTGATCGGTCATGTTCAGCAGCGTAACTCAGCAGCAGCGGCTCTTGCCGAGGACCAGCCAGGTGGAATCTTGACGAAACACGGCCACGTCGTCCCCGACCACGGCGGTGTAGCTGGAGAGGGTGGCGGCCGGGCCGACCGTCGCCCCGTTGAGCGTGATCATGACGCCGCCCGCACCGAGCACCGAGGCGACCTTGGCCATGCGCAGCCCGTTGATTACCGGCAGGTCGTTGACGGACTCGCTGAGCTCCTTCGGCACGGGACCTTCCTCCTTGATCAGCTCAGGGCGAGCGGAAACGCCCAGAAGATGTGCGGCACCGAGTTGATCGCGGGACCGGCGGCCGTCCCCTGCCAGAAGACGCCCGAGGTGACGAAGTCGCCTACCGCCATGACCATCGGCGCGGTACACAGGCAGTCCACGGTGCCGGATGCCCCCCCGGTGAAGCCGGGGTACTTGTGTCGGCGGTAGTTCGGTACAGCCGGCGCCACGGTGGTGTTCTTGGCCACGGTGGCCTCACCGGAGAAGATGGCCAGGCCGCCCGAGCCGGCGTTGTCGATCGTCCACAGCAGACCGAACATCCACAGCCCGGCCAAGCCGGCGGGGATCGTGAACCGGTCGTTGTTGACGCCCAGGTTGGTCAGGCCCAGCGGATCCCAGTTCACGGTGTCGTACGTGAGCTTCGTATAGACCGACTTGGTTATGTTGGGCGCGGTGGTATTGGTGATTCGGGCACCGCGCCGGGTTAGAGCGGTTGCGCGCAGAGCATCGTCAGCAGTGGCCATGGTGTCCAGGTCAAACACCATCGCCATGACCGCCTGCGGATCGCCGGCCTCACTGAATAGCGGATAGCGGATCCCTTTACCTGGAGTTATCGCTGGCATATCACACGACCCCCAGCCGGACGCCCCAGAACGTGGTGCCCGCGATCGACTGCTTGGTCTGCGTCCCCGTATCCCGATTGCCGAAGGTCGGGAAGATCTGAGCCTTGTAGCACGGCACGATCAGGTGCGCCGTGAAGAACTCCGCACCCGTGTTGGTCTCGCTGGTCTGGCTGCCGTAGGTGACCTGCGAGGTGCTGGCCGGGAAGGTCGGCAGCGGGAAGGCGGCGCCGTCGCCGAGCGCCGTCGTGGCCACCAGCCCGGTGACCGGGTCCAGCGAGGTGACCGTGAACAGGGCCTCCAGGGGCGTGCCGGTGGTCGGGGTACCGGAGGCGACCCCGGTGAAGATGTTCAGGCCGAACAGCCACAAGCTCTGCACCTCGTTCGGGTCCTGGTTCCAGGTCCCGCTGCTGTTGATCGTGCCGCCGGAGGTGTTCCACTCCACGACCGCCGTGGTGATCGCCAGGCCGTTGCCGTTGCCGAAGGCCGAGCTGTTCGCGCTCGCGCGCACGAGGAAGGCCGGCGGACGCGGCCCAGCCGTGAAGGCCAGGTCGTACGCGACGAACGCGGCATCGGCCGCAAGCGCGAGGTCGCGGAACGATCGCGGGTCGGAGAAGTCGGTACCGAGCTGGTACGGGATGCCCTTGACGGTGGTGATCGCGCTCACCGACGCCTCCTGTCACGCATCGGCGAACCACCACGCCGCAACGCTGGCGTAGTTGATATTGAACACGGAGGCACCCGGCGGGATGACCGAGAGGGACACCTTGCCCGTCCCACTGGGCACGTACATCTGGTCGTGCCAGGTGATGCAGATCGGCGTGTACGTGCCGCCGAAGTCCCGGGCCGTGATGTTCGAGGTGCTCATGAGCTGTGCGCTGCTTCCGCTCAGCCGGGCCTGGAAGTCGCCCCCGGATGACTGCGTCGGGATGATCAGCTTGGCGTACAGCAGGTAGAAACCGGCGGCGAGCTGGACGCGGTACGGGTCCACGGTCAAGTCGGTCGGGGTGCCGTTGTTCGTCTCGACCGTGTCAAAGAGCATGTCTCCCCCCTGGTTGCTGTCGTAGGAGAACGTCGGCGAGCCCGAGCGCGAGACCTTGACGTACTTGCGCTTGGCCAGACGGGCGGTGTCGGTGTCGAAGCCCTGGAATTTGGTGTCCAGCGCCGAGGCCAGTGCCAGCATGGTGGTCGGCCAGTTGCAGGGAGGATCGGAGGCCACCGGGTACGGGAAGCCCTGGTTGGGTGTGGTGCCCGACAACCCGCCCTCCTCAGCTCAGCGGCGCGTACGCGCGCAGCTTGATCGACATGTCCGACCCTTCACGCAGGGGCAGCGTAAAGCCGGTGATGCACTGGGTGCTGGTGATCCCATCCCCTGTGATCGTGAGGATATCGCCCAGCTCCAGCGACGGGTCCGGGGTGATCCGCAGGTCATCGAAGTTGACCGTCAGCGCCTTGCTGGACTGAAGCACGGTCTTGGCCGCCGCCGCGCACTGCGCCTGCGTGAGCGGTACCTGGTTCTGGATCTGGCGCACGCGCCTGCCCAGCGGGCCACCGTAGCGGGTCGGCGAGTTCAGCACCGTATCCCGCGCGATGGCGTACGCGCCGGCCGCACCCTGGCGCTCGGCCGAGTAGACGATCGCGTTGGCCACGCCCTGCCTGGTGACGGTCATCTTGTAGTCGGTCACGATGTCCTGGTCGCTCATGCTCAGCGCGGAACTCTGCCCCGGCTTCGTCCAGGGCAGCAGCCGCATCACGAAGGAGCCGTCCGGCAGCGGGTACCAGATCATGCCGGCGGCCGAGGCCACGTCATCCAGTGCCTTGCCTCGGTCAGACTCCCAGATCAACGCTGGCATGGTCGAGCTGGTCGCGTCGCTGGTGCCGAACGTCGGGTTGGTCAGCGCGCCCTTGATCAAGGTCTGGTACTGGGTGAGCAGCTTGACCCCGGCCGAGGAGTTGGTGGGCATCTCGAAGCCGGCGGCGATCACGTCAGCGGCCAGGTCGTACGCCCCCACCGCCACGTCGCCCTTCCTGGACAGCGACACGGTGTCCAGGTGGCCGGTGAAGACGGGGAAGCTGGACACGGAGCCGTCACCCCAGGCGATGCCCCGGTACACCTTGACCTGGTTGCCGAACGGAGACAGCGTGGCAGTGGTGTCGGGGGTGCCGTTGGCCAGCACCGGGAACCAGGAGCGATCCACGGTGAACCGCAGGGTGCGCGCCACGCGGGACTGCAGGGTCGCCTCGATGCTGCCGTCCACGAACGGCAGATCCTGCTTCACCAGGACGCCCGTGCTGTCCAGGATGTCCATTCGGATGTAGGCGGTGTACCCGGCAGCGAGGGCCGCGCGGTATGTAACGTCGGTCCCGTCGCCGGAGACGCTTCTCCAGACCATCAGGCCAGCGCCCCGTCCATGATCCCCTGCCAGCTCGTGGCGCCCTTGACCTGGTAATCCTCGACCAGCACGGTGATCGGTAGCGTGTTGGTGTTGCCGGTGTTCGCCCGCGCGTACACGCCATACGGCGCGGCAGCGGCCAGCGCGGCGTCCGTGGTGGCCACCGAGAACTCGACAGGCTCGGGGGTTCCGTCCTTCCAGCCGGAGACCTTCAGCGCGGTACCGGCGATCAAGGCATGGATGCGCCAGGTCTGGCCGGCTGCGTACGTCGGCCCGGCGACCGAGGCCACCACGGTCTCCACCGCCGCGACCCGCTTCGTCACGAAGATGAGGGTGGCGCCGGCCAGACCGAACTCGATCCCCAGGCGGTAGTAGTTGCTGGAGTCCACGTGCCGCGCCAGCACCGCCACCTGGTATCCCGCGCCGAGCGCCACCACGGGCGGGATGACGGTCAGGTACTGCTCGGTGTCCGCCGCCGAGCCGATGAACGCACGGTCCGAGGTGTTGACCGCCGACAGCGCGATGACCCCCGCCGTGCCGTTGACAGACATGTCCGTCGTTATGCCGCCGAGGGTGTAGGTCGCCCCGCCACTCGGGGGGGCATCCGGCGCCCCCCAGGAGCCGGCGCCCACCGTGCGGCCGAACCCGTCGTAGGTACCGCCGTTGAACGCATACACGGCGCCCCAGGTGGCCGCATGGACGCACAGATCCTGCCAGCGCACACCCTGGACACCCTGCATCGGTCCGGCCGGCGAGAGGACCGTGGCGAACGGGAACGAGATCAGCCGGGCCGCCCGGCGCTGGTCGTTGAATACGTACGACTCGCCGGAATTGCCGGGGAATACGTAGGCGTCGTCACGCCCGTACGCCGAGGGAAGCTGGAGCAGCAGCGACGAACCGGGAGCCAGCAGGGTCGCCAGGGCGCTCACGTCGGCGGCCGACCGGCCGAGCAGCCGCAAGCTGGATGTGGGCGCCTCGCGTAGACGCGACACCGGTACCGGATACGCCGAGTTGTTGACGTTGAACGTGGCCCCGTTGGCCGCCGAGGCACGATCGCCCAGGCCGAGGAAACCCACCCCCGAGGCGCGCGAGAAGTTGGGCCGGCGGCAGTCGATCTGGATGTTGTTGCCCGGCCGCACCGGATCCTTCAGCCAGCCGTTGCCGTTGCTCGGGACGATCACCACCGAGCTGGTCACGCTCACGTTGACCGTGGTCGAGATCGTCGCCTCATCGATCCACCACGGGTTGCCGGCCGCCGGGGTACCGGGGTCGTTGGTCTTGATCCTGGCGAAGAGGGCGTTGGCCGGCGCGTTGTAGGCGATCGGCCCGTACTGCGTCCAGATGCCGGCCAGCAGCGCGGTGCTCACCGTGTTGGCCGAGATGAAGGCGTGGCCCGCGTCGAACCAGAAGATGCCGGCCACGCGGGTGGCGTTGGATGTGGTGCGCAGCCAGGCCCCGAAGGTGTAACTCTTCAGCGGGGTCACCGCGATCTCGTCGCTCTGCGCCTGCGGGACGGCGGTTATTCCATCTGGAGTGATGAGGCCGGACCAGAGGCCCTGGTGCGCCTGCGAGTTGGTCACGGTGACGATGGCGTTGTTCTGCCCCGCCCACTGCCCCTTCGTGCCGTTCTCGAAGTACGGGTTGAGGTTCTGCACGACCAGCGCGGAGCCGGAGTTGTACGCGGCGGTGTACTGGAGCGGCACGTCCAGCGCCGCCTCGGTGTCGTAGAGCACCAGGCGGCCCAGCAGCGTCGTGGGCGCCCCGCTGCTGGTCGAGCCGTACGAGCGGACCACCGTGCTTACGCCGGTCAGGAGGTTGGTCCTGGTCACGGTCACGGCCGGCGCCATCACGTCGGACAGGTCGATGTCCAGGCGCACCTGCGCCCGCCTGCTGTCGACGGTGGCGACGATCGAGGACATCACATGCTCCTGACGCCGCTGCTCATGCGATCAGACTGCTTGTCCAGGTGCAGCTCCACCCGCTGGTCGAGCACCCGCAGGATCTCGCCGGTACCGAGGATCGCGGTCACGTACACGTTGGTGGTCCCGACGGCGCCTTGGGCCATGCGCGCGGACAGCCCGGACTGGTCGAGGAGCTGCTGAGCGCGGGCCATGTCGTCGGTGGGCAGTACGACCTCCGGGTGCCCCTTCTCGGCCAGCAGCGCCAGCGTGGGCTGATCCACGATGCCACCGGTACCGAGGCGAGGGATGTGCGGCAGGCTGATATGCGTGAAGTGAGACGCTTCGTCAATGCCGTGGTTGAACGAGTCGATCACACCGTTGATGCCCGACTTCAGGCCACCAAGGATGACGTGTCCCACATTGTCAAAGAAGCCCATCAGCCGGCCCGGCAGCTTGCGGGCGAAGTCCACGACCGCGTCAGCTCCCTGCTGGACCGCCCGCTTGGCCCAGTTCCAGGCATCCTCGAAGGCCCGACCGATCAGGCCGGGGATCGAGGTGATGGCGTTCCAGATCCGTCCCGGCAACGACACGAAGAAGATCAACAGGTTATCGATACCCGTCGATACCGTGGTGGACAGCCAGGTCCACGCGGCGGTGAACACCCCCACCAGGGTGTTACCCAGCGACTGGAGCGCGTTCCAGATCTGTCCAGGTAGAGCGAAGAACTCACCGATGAGCAGGCCGATAGCGAAGCCCAGCGCCTCAGCGGCGAAGTTCACCGCGTCCGTGAACGCCTGCGCGAGCGCGCCCGGCAGCGCGGCCAGCCAGTCGCCGATCCGTCCAGGTAGAGCGGCGAACCAGTCGCCGATCCCACCGAAGAAGCCGCCGATCGCCGAGCCGATGCCCTTCAGCCAGTCCCACGTGGCCCTGCCGGCGGACAGGATGGCGTGCCAGGCCGTCTCGCCCCAGTGCGCGACGGTCTTCCAGTTCATCACCAGCAGGACGATGCCGGCGATCAGCGCTTCGATGGCCAGGGTGATCAGGCCGATCGGGTTGGCGTCGGCCGCCGCGTCGAAGCCGAGCATGGCCACCGTGGCGCCCTCGACCGCCGGTACCAGCAGGTTGAACAGGTTGACCAGGCCGGAGAACGCCAGCAGGCCGGCGGCGATCGGAGCGAACACGTCAGCGTGCTGGGCCACGAAGTTCAGCAGCGGAACCAGGTTCTCCGCCAGGGACACGATCTGTGGGGTCAGCGCGACCACGGCATCCAGGATCTGGCCGGAGAACGCCTGAGCCAGGTTCACCAGCGCGGGCAGCAGCGGAACGAGCACCTGGATCAGCAGCTCGCCCAGCGCGGTGAACAGCATGGAGATCGTGGCCAGGAGCTGCTGGCCCTCCGCGCTCTTGAACACGGTCGCCAGCACGCCCGCCACGTCGGACAGGACGCCGACCAATGCGCCGCCCCCGGTATTCAGGCCGGACATGAGCGTGCCGACCAGGTCCAGTAGGTTGCCGAGCAGCCCGGCCAGATTCGCCAGGGCCGCCTGGCCGGCATCGAACAGGCGGATCAGCGCGCCGCTGTTCTGCGCCTTGGAGATCCACTGATTGAACATGTCCAGCACGTGCGCCAGGCCTACGCCCAGCATGGTGACCAGCGGCGTGCTGGCCTGGAGCAGCGTGAGGAACGAGCGGGTCAAACCGCCCAGAGCAGGTGCGAGGGCGGCGAAGATCGCCCGCAAGCCGCCGAAGAACCCGCTCAGCGCGTCCCGGGCCTGCCCGGTGGACAGCGCCCCCATGATCTGCTTCGCCACCTGGCCCAGCGAGCCGGCCAGGCCGGTAAGCCCGGCGTGGAGGGCTGGTAGCAGCGCGGTGGTCAACCGGGTGAGGGAGCCCTCGAACTGGACGAAGAACGCCTGCTGCACGTCACGCTGGAGCCCCTGGAGCGTGGGTCTGAGCTTGGCGATCTCCTGCACGAACGAGCGCGCGGAGGGCGCCAGGTTCTTCAGTGCTTCGTTGAGCTTGCCCGCGTCGCCGGAGAATGCCGCGCCGATCGCGGTTCCCACGCCATGGAAGGCCAGCTTCAGGGTGGCGGCCAGGCCGATCAGGCCGGTGACCAGCGCCGGCCCGGTGGCCGCCAGCGCGTACACCGCCGGCAGCAGGTTGGAGATCGCGGTGCCGGCCGCCAGGATCAGACTCGTCCACATGGAGGCACGGTTGAACAGCGCTCGCCCGAGGAAGGCACTGAAGCCGTCCGCAAACTGAGTGGCCGCATGAAGCGCGGCCTGTCTCATTCGGCTCTTGGAGCCCTTGTCGATGCCGGCGGCCAGCTTCTCGCCGGCCCGGACACCCGCCTTCTCGGCGACCTCCTCGGTCTCCTTGAAGCTCAGGCCCGAGGTGCCCTCACGCAGAGCTGCTTCCAGCTTGGTGCGCAGCTCGGCCGGAAACTTGGACAGGTCGGCGCGCACCTCGATGAATGCCCGCCCGAGCTGCGCCATGGGCCACATCGTACGGGTACGCAGGCACGTTGTGGATCAGCCTCGGGATCCGGTATCCCCCAACGCGGCCATGAAGTCGGCCTCGGCTTCCTCGTCGTCGTAGACCTCTGCCTCGCCTACTCCAGGTGGAGGAGTCTTCAGCTCCAGGTCGAGCTTCGCGCGCTGCTCCTCGGTGGTGTTCTCCACGGCGAAGGAGTACGCCGCGTCGAGGAACGCCGCCAGCGGCCGGACCTCGAAGTCGAAGCCCGAACGCACCAGCGCGCCGAAGACGACGGCCTTGATCCGGGGGTCGCTGGCGCTCTGGATGAGGCGCTGTGCCTCCCACCACGGACGGCCCGCCGCCGCCGCCAGCGCCTCATGAGCGGCCCGCGCGATGTCGTCCTGCCCCTGCTCGCCCGAGAAGACCTGATCCCATACGTCCCGCTCTAGCGCGAGGTCGCCCAGCAGCCCGGGGAAGATGTCGGCGAGGTCGCCCGACAGCACCACCTCGATCCAGTCGGCCGCCGGTCGGGGCTCGATGCGGTACAGCCAGCCGCCGAACTGCACGTCAACCGGCCGTAGCCGGAAGGTGGTCACCGCCTCGGACGGGTGGACGCCTTCGGCGCGGCACGCTTGCGCGGAGTCTCGCCGGCCGACTTCTCGTCCTTCCAGTGTTCAAGCACGTCGAGCAGCAGCTTCAGGTAGCCGTCCGGCTCGATCGTCTCGTCCACCAGGCCGTCGTAGGCGTACTTCAGGTCGTCCTCTTGAACGATCAGGTGCTCCAGGATGTCGCCGAACCGCGTCACGGCCTCGCCGAACCTGCCCGTCTCGATCATCCTGGGCAGCCGGGTCAGCACCAGCATCTGGCCCTCGGTCGGCTTGCGCAGTACCACCTGTCGCTCGCCCAGCGGCAGGAGCACCGTATCGCGCTGTCCATCCTGAGTGGTCATGTGGCGCAGCTTAGTCCAGCGCCAGACCGAAACCCACCTTGCCGCTGGCGGCGCTGTACCCGGTCACCTGGAAGTCGCGCGCCCGGCCGATCCGGCGCATCGGCTCGCGCAGGAACGGCTGGCCCTTGGTGCCCGGGTGCCGGACCACCTTGCGGAAGTGCACCACGCCGGGCGGCACCTCGAAGCGCAGGAACTGGGCGCGTCGGGCGCGGATCAGGTGTGGGCTAGTCGCGTCGTGCACGAAGTGGCTGTACTTCGCCTTGGAGTAGACCTGCCCGATCACCAGCTTGCGGCTCACGCGCATCTTCATGCCGATCAGGGCGCGCAGGTTGCCGGTACGCACGGGCGCCTCGATGCGAGCGGCGTTCATGATCAGGCGCGTCGTTTCGGCCACGTACGGCGAGCCGTAGCCGGCGGCGATCGACAGCAGCACGACGCGTGGCTTCAGCTCAACCCGAATCTTGGTCGTCGCCATCCGCACCCTCCTCCCGCAGGTAGCCCATCTGAACGAGCGCGAGCGTGCGGCCATCGGCCCTCAACCGGTACAGCTCGCCGGCCGCGAAGTCATCGAAGTTGACCATCGCCCGGTACGCGCCCGGCCCGACGGTCGGCTCCTCGGGCTCCGACAGCGGGACCTCGACGGCCACGGGGCGGATGCTCTTGCGCGGCCGGCGTTCACCTGGAGGCATCGTTCTCACCCTGCCTGTCCGGCGTCGCAGGCCTCCACCTGGACGTTCAACTTCATCGCGCCGCCCATGCATCCCCCCTCGGCCGCGACCGGATCCCAGCGACCGGCCTGGTAGTCGATGATCCGCGCGTCCGGGTTCAGCTTCAGGTTCGGCCCCACCCGACGCAGGGCCGCCGCATCGTCGGTGATCACCGTCACGTCGGCAAGGTAGTCGGCATCGACCGGCGCCATGTCCGCTCCGGGTGAAGTCCTGGAGCAGCGCACCACGCCGATCTCGACCTCCACCGCCCAGCTCACTTCGCCCTCGGGCAGCCACTGCGACTGCTCCACGGGGAAGTCGTCGGTTGGGTAGATGCCGGTCAGGCGGACCCAGGCCACACCCTCACAGCACTCGTCCACCTCGGCGGTGAGCGCCACGACAGCGGCCAGGCCGGGCACGTGACGGAAGTGCGTGGGCGCCCCGGCCGGAACCTTGGCCAGCTCCACGCGGAGCGCTGCCAGGATGTCGATGCACGCCGGCAGGACGGTCGGATCGGCGACGCTCACCGGTACCTCGGGAGATCCTGGGAGACCACGCGGGGACGGGAGCGCGCCCGCGACGGATTCACGGCCAGGATGATCTGATCGACATCGCTCACCCCGGTCAGCCCTTCCTTCAGTAGGTCGCTGAAGCTGACAGTCTGTACGGACACGCCCTGACGGGTGATGGACGTGATCTTGTTGGGTAGCGCGCAGGTGCCGCCGGTTCGGGCCTTGCCCACCTGGCAGGCGTAGATCGCCACCGCGTTGTTGATCACTACGGGCACGGGTTCGCCCCGCACGTAGTCAACGCTCCAGGTGTTCGGCTGCCCGAGCGGCTTACTCAGATCCTGAGCGACCGGCCAGGGGTTCCCGTCCTGGCGCACGAGGAGGTCACCGTCCAGCCGGTAGTTGGCCGGACTGACCGCGACCCCGTCGATCGTGACCGCATTGACCGCGTTGACCGGTCCCGGCAGGGCGATCTGCGGCGGGGTGCCGACGCACGAGTCCGCGAAGTTGACAAGCTGGGTACCGCCAGCGACCGCCATCAGGCCCCAGCCGTAGGTGCCCGCGTTACCGCCCCACGGATCGAAGACCGCCGGGAAGGTCACGTACGTCGGCAGGCCCCTGCCGTACACCGGGCGCACCGTCACCGGACACAGCCCGTACCGCCGGCCGGTCGCCGCCCAGATCACATAGATGGCGAACTGGAGCGCGTACTCCTGCACGGCCGGCTGGTAGTTGGCCCACGCGGAACACAGGTCGGTGAAGTTCGGGCTCCAGCCGACCGAGCCGGGCGCCGCCCCCGAGCAGGGACCGTCCACGTTCTGCGCCACGAGCACTCCTCAGATGCGAATCGGCAGGCCCGGCGCCGTCCCCAACGACGCGCGGACCTGCCGATAGCGTAACCGCCCGGTCAGGCGCTGGAGCCGATGATCACCACGTCGTAGGTGACCGAGGTACCGGCACCCGAGTTGGCGATCTGCCAGATGTCGCCCGTGGCGGCCGTGACCGCGTAGGCGGTAGCGTCCGGCGCGTACAGCGCGAGGAATCCGCCCGGCCGTACCGTGAGCGTGTGCGCCGCCGCGCCCACCCAGTTAATGAAGGCGTTCGCGCCCGCGCCGCCCACGATCACGTTGTTCGTGTTGGCCGCCGCCGCCGCAACGTAGAGGAACTTCACGCGCAGAAGGCTCATCGTGGTGCCCACCGCGTCCACCAGCACGCCGTTGAGGTCCAGCGGGTCGGTACCGGAGGCGGCGATGGTCCGGGTGTCGGCGAACAGACGGTCCGCCTGGTTGGCCCCGGTGCCCGAGGCGAGCTGAGCCGCCTTGGCCAGCGCGAGGACCGCCTGGACGCTCTGCTGGGCCTTCGGGTTGTTGATCGTGGCCTGGATGTTCAGGCTGATCAGTTGGCTATCGAGACTCTGCGCCATCGCGGCGAATCCTTTCCGTTACGGCAGCAGAACCGCGCCGACTGTCGGCGCCGGGGGTGCCAGGGTGGTGACCTCGGTGTGGAAGTGGTCGAGCGCGTTGATCGCGGTCAGCAGCGGCGAGGCCACCGAGCTGGCGTTGTTGCGCACGTTGTACGGCCCGGTGCTCCATGGGGAGCTGTTGTGCGTGTGTGCGGTCAGGGTGAACGTGGCCGCCGCGTTCTCCACCACCACGTCACCGAGCTGGCCGTTGACCAGGTAGGGCAGCAGCCAGTACCCGTAGGACTTGACGCCCGCCACGCACGCCGCGCCCGCGAGGTCGGTCCAGCCCTCCAGGGCGAACTGGTTGGTGACCCCCTCGCGCGAGCGCCAGCCGATGACGTTGGGGGTGCCGGCGTCGTCGAGCACCAGCGGCGCCCCGGTGATCAGGTTGACCAGGGCGGGGTCCACGCTGACGAACTCCAACGTCGCCTCCCACCAGCGCAGCAGGGGCAGACCTTCCTCGTTGATCTCCAGCTCATCGTTCGCGTTGCGCACCAGGTACGAGGTGTTGCTCTCGTAGTTCGGGTGCAACGTCGCCTTCACGAAGCCCTTGTTGATCACGGTCGAGGAAGGCCCGTGCACCACCGCGCCGCACACGTCGAGCAGGGTGACCCGCATCACCTTGCCCTTGAATCGGCGCATCTGGGTCGTGGCCATCAGGCGCTACCTCCGGACTCCCCGGCACTCGCCGCCGCCTTGCCGCGCCGCGAGCGCCGGCCGGTGGTGCCCGAGTCGGCGGTGCCCTCGTCCTGCGCGGCCTCGTCCTGCGCGCCCGCGTCTGGCGCGCTCTCGCTCTCGTCCTGTGTACCCTCGTCGTCGGCCACGTTCAGTGCGGCCATCCGCGCGCCGTGCGCCTCGGCGATGTGGTCGGGCACCCGCACCACGCCGCCGTGCGGCTTGTCCGGCCGGGGGTACCAGTTGATCGCCGGGATGTCCAGGTCGGGGCTTCCGTGTTCACCGGAGCCGGCCAGGGCCAGGATCTCCTGCATCTGCTCCTGGATGCCCCTCGTGGGGTCGAGGATGATCTCCGCTGCCATGTCTCTTCCTTACGCCCTGGTGACCTTGATCGTGGCCACGAAGCACTCGACACCGATCATGTAGTTGCGGAACGCGTACAGACCACGCTGGTTGGTGGTCTTGTCCAGCAGTTGGTCCGGCGGCGAGACCCAGATCTTCGGGTCACGCCAGACGATCACCCGCCCGGTCGCCCACATGTATTCGCTGGTCGCGTCCACGGCCTGCCCGGTGGGACCGGTACCGGAGTACCCGTTGCCGAAGTTCCACAGATTCAGGTTGTTCGTATACATGTACGTCTTTTCGGGCGTAGGCGGTAGGCCGATCACCCGGAACTGCCCGGCCGCGCCCGCGTACGCCGCGATCTGCGGCCGAGCGTGCAGGGTCGCCTGGCCGTAGTAGTTGTCGGCCGCCTTCTGTTCCAGCAGGGAGACGGCCTCCTTCACCGTGGCCGCCGTCCCCAGATCGAAGTACATGCCGGCCGGCGCCGCCGCCGCGAACTGCGCCAGAATCCCGTTCGCCACGCCCGCGATCCCCGCGCTACCAGCCGCGCCCGGGGTGGTGCCCCAGTAGTTCTGCTGATTGGTGAACAGGGTGGTCGTGCCACCCCAGAACGCCCGCTCGGCCACCTGCTGTTCGGTCTTCAGTACCCGCTGCGTGACCCGCCGGACGGCCTCCTCGTTGTCATAGCCGATCCGGCCGGTGAACAGCGAGGCGTACGCGGCGAACGGCCACGCCTGGGCCAGCGGCTCGATCGCCTGCGCGGTGAACGCCGTATACGGCGGTGTCAGGCAGGCGGTCGGGTACAGCAGGCCCAGCGCGCACGTGTCCGGCTGCCAGACCGCGCCGGAGGTCTGCGCGTGGTCCGGCAGGTCCAGCGGACCTTCGGCCACGTTGAACAGACCCGGCGGGACCGGTGGCGCGTCCGGCGGGTTGCGCAGATAGCTCGGCGGTTGGGGCACGTCAGCGCGGCTTCACGTAGATGATGTACGAGCTGGCCGGGATGATCAGCCCGGTACCGGTGGCGACCTGGTTCACGTCGAGCACGTCGCCGGCCTTGACCTCCAGGTTGGCCGGGGTGGCGTTGAGCGCGAACTGCTCGGCCACGCTCTGCACGGAGTTACCCGCCGACCAGGCCCGGGAGGCGACCGCCGTGGTGCCGGCCAGCCCGTTGGTGCCCTTGTTGCGAACCGTGAGGGTACGGAAGTTGCCGCCGTTGGCGGTGATGGCCGCCGAGGGCACGAACAGCACCCGCGTGATGGTTCCATCGAATGGCATCATCGGCGAGAAGTTGGCGTTGACGCCGTTGGTGGCCGCGTCGGTGGCCGCCGCGAAGACCGTGATCGGGAAGCCGAGTCCGGCCATTTCCTTCAGCAGGTCCATGATCTTCCCCCTTCCGGGGAGGTTGGGGGCCGGTCGCCCGGCCCCGCGCCCGTCAGGGTCAGCCGGTCACCATGTTGGTGGTGGCCGAGGTGGTGCCGCTCGGGTCGATCGTCATCTTGATCATGCGCGACTCGAAGCCCCGCTTGATCACCTGGATGCCGTCTTCCGTGAACAGCCGCACGTACTGGTTGAGCGCCAGGTTGGTGCTGTCGTACACCGTGTCCAGGCGGATCACGTCGGCCACGCCACGCACCCAGGTACCGGCCGCGTACAGCAGCATGTAGAGCGTGGTGGGCAGGGTGTAGACCCCCGCACTCTGACCGACCGTGGTCGCGGTGTTAGGGCTGCCGGTGCTGTTCAGCGCCTCCTGCCAGTCATAGACCCACTGGACCCGCGCGTTGCGCAGCGCGAACCACGCTTCGATCTGGGACTGCGCCAGCTCGAAGGCGTCGTCGCGGTCCACGCCCATGCGCCGCTGCACGTCGGCGCGGATCGACTCGATCACCCAGAAGGGCAGCACGCACTCCAGGGTGGCCGCGAACGGCATCCGGTACTTGTACCGGTAGTCCATGATCTGGATGCCGGCGACGGCCAGCAGCCGCGACAGCGCGGTCAGATCCTTGAACTCGGTCGTGGTCACCGGCAGGTTGGTCACGTTGGTGTAGTCGAAGACCGTCGATCCGTTGGCCACCTTGTTGATGGCGAAGATGTTCAGCTTGCGCTTGTGCGCGACCATCGCACCCCGGATGAACCGCTCCACCACCTCCGGGTACCCCCGGTCCTGGAGGAAGGCCCCGGTGATCTGGACGCCCTCCACCTCCAGGCGGTTGTCCGTGAAGGACGGGCACGGCACGACCATCGTCGGCTTGGAGGTGGCCGCGACGACCTGCGCCTCCGTCTGGTGCCAGTAGCCGGCGCCACCGAAGATCGCGGAGAAGTCGGGACCAGGCGTGACCTGCACGCCGCCCCGGTGGATCTGCAACTCCGGCAGATCGAGCTGCCCGTCGTTGCCGTCCTCCAGCTCGAACAGGTCGTACAGGATCTCGCTGGGCGCGCACCAGCCGGCCGCCGCCGTCAGCGTGGCCAGGCCGGGATCCTTGGCCGCCGCGTCCAGCTTGGCCCACGCCTGCGTGAGCGTGTCTTCCTTGGTGATGCTCAGCTCAGCCGGGTACTCACGGCGAAGCTGGATGACGTTGGTCCGGTGGAAGGCACCCGGGCCGAGGTCGCCGAACGCGGCCATGGAGTCTTCCATGGTCTTGGCCATGCCCGCGAGGTCGTCGAACTCCTCGCCGGGCCGGCGGCCGGCCGCGCCGTTGGCCGCCAGCGCCTTGGTGTAGGACTGGCGGGCCTCTCCGGTGCCCACGTTCGGCCCGGTGGTCTGCGGCTGGCTACCGGCCGCCGCCGCGACCGCACCGACGCCGGGCGCGGTGACCTTCTCGCCGCCGTCCTTGTCGTCCTTGGCCGGCTCGGCCGGTGGGGTTCCCTCACTCGGCGGCGTGGAGGCCGCCGGCTGGCCGAATGCCGCCGCCGCCTTGCCGGCCCGGCCGGTCTTGTCGGCGCCCTGCTCGGCAGCCTTGGCGCGCTCCTCACGCTGATCCCCGACGCCCGCCACCACGCCGGACAGTCGCTCCAGCGTGTTCAGCTCGTCGTCGGACAGGGGCTCGCCCTCGTTGTACTTCTTGACGATCGGATCGGCCGCCGCGCGGGCGACCTCGTCCAGCTCGTCAAGCTGCTCGTCGGTCACCACCGAGAAGTCGGTGGGGAGCTGGATCTCATCAATGGTCATGGTTGCCATGGGGCAGCGCCTCTCTCGTCGCTACGAAACCCCACGCTCCCGACCGGCCCACCGCCAGCGCCAGACGCGCATTCGTTGGGCCGCACTCTACCTGGATGGATCAATGCCGGGCAAGAATCACCGACACCTGGCGACATGTTCAGGCTGGCCTTACACTCGAAGTACGGTGGGTGGCACGCGTACCAGGCGAGGCTTCCTTCCTTCAGGTGAGAGAGGCGTCTTCCTTCCAGGTGGGGAGGGCGCCTCTCGCCGTTTCCCCAGCTAGATGCCGGTTGACAGGGCTGTCAACCCCTGTATACAGTGGCTACACAAGCAAGCGATACACCTGGAGGGGCCACATGTTCACCAAGACCACCATCAGCGCCACGTTCACCGTTAGCCGGCTTTCCCAGTCGCGCTTCATGGCCGCCATCGAGCAGGCCGAGCGACAGACCGGATGTCGGGTGCTGGTTTCGGTCACGCGGTGCGGGCTGTTCAGCTCCGATCTGAACCTCCAGGTCACGGGCACCCCGGCCGCCATCCGGATCGCCGGGCGAATCATGGACGAGGTCATCGCGCGGTGACCAGGCAGAGGCAGGGGAATCAGCCAATGATCAAGGTGGATCGCGTGGAACTCCTCGACCAGCTCGCCACGCTGGTCGAGGAGTTCCACGCCCGAGCACGCGCCCTGTACGGGTCGCCGGCCCTGGAGCAGTACAGCCCGAGCGCCATCGCCCGCGACTACGCGGCGGCGCTCGTGCTCGGGGGCGGCGAACTCGCCGAGCACGCGGCGCGCGAGGTGGCCATGGCGCTGGTGGGGGAGCGCGCGTTCGACGACGAGGCGTTCTGGCGTACCCCGCTGGGGCGGGTCATCGCCTGGTACATCGGCTTCCCGCGCGAGCGCGTGCAGACCTCGCTGGTCGGGACGCTGCTCGGCACGAGCCGCCAGTACGGTTACCGCGCGGTAGTTGATCTCGATAAGGAGCTGCGGGACGGATCGGTGACGGTCCCGTCCGAAGGGGTTCGCCAGCTCCTGAGGGTTCGGCAGCGAACGCTCGCGGTCACCTGACCTGCATGGCCGACAGGCCCGGTTCTCCACCTGAAGGAGGCCGGGCCTGTGTCGTGCCGGTGTGTGAATAGCGAGCCTACTGCACGTGCTCCGTGGTGCCGACGTTCGGGGCATCGCCCTGGACCGGCGCCACGCTGCCGTCCTCGTGGATCACGCCCGGCCCGGCATAGTCCGGCTGCGCCGGCTGCGCCACGGTGGCCGCCGCCGTACCCGCCGGCTGCACCGTCCCAGGCTGCACCGCCTCGGCCTGCTCGCTCTCGGCCGGTACCCGATCGTTCTCAGCCGCTTCGTCGGTCGTGTCGTTGGCCATCGCGCTGCCTCCCTGCTCGCGTGTGACGCTGCACGCCGCCGGGTACCCGGTAGGCCATGGACCTACTCCTGATCATCCTGCTGATCCTGGGCGTGCTGGCGATAGCAGCCTACGCTTTCTCGCCGCGAGCACGCGCGCTGGTGATCCACCTCGGGTGGGCCGGACTGTTCCTGATCTTCCTCGGCGAGCTGATCGCCCGCTGGCCAAAGCACTGACCGACAGCTCGATACGATCCAGTCGCTCCAGCACGGCACGATCGTCGGCCGCCTCGGACGCGGACCAGTCGCTGGCCACGTTCGCGTACAGGGAGGCGATCCACACCAGCACGATCGAATGCGCCCATCCGAACGGGAACGACAGCACGCCCACGACCATCCAGGCGATCGACCTGGATCGGTGGAACCAGACCCGCCAGTTCATCGCCGCGCCAGCACGTACACCGCGACGGCCAGGGCCACGAGGACGGCAACGAGGAACGGGACCAGGGTGCTGCCCAGCTTGCCGATCGGTGTACGGCGCTCCATCCACGCCCACACCCGACCCACCAGGATCAGCACTAGCAGCGCGCCGGCCAGCAGCAGCCAGTCGCCCGCGCTCAGCACGGGCAGTGGTGCGTGCGGCTGTGCTCGGCGTTGGGCCAGTGTCCGGTGGCCCGCTTCTCCAGGTTGGCGCACAGGCCCTTGGGGTCCTTCGGGTAGTACTTGCCGGCGTGCGTGAGGCAGCGGCAGAACGCACAGGGCTCCGGCCAGCGGATCTTCGCCGCGCCCCTCCCGTGCGCCCAGTACTCCATCAGCTTCTCGGTGGATGCGGGGTGCATCGCGGTACCGACCGAGGCGAACGCGCCGGGCCAGGGCTCGCTCACGTCCTGACGCGCCATGGTCGCCAGGTCGGCAATGAGCCGGTCGATCTCCTGCACGGGGGTCACCGGCCGGACTCCTCGCTGCTGTCGTGCTCCTCGCCGGTCTCCTGGTCGCGGTACCGGGTGGATCCGCAACGCGGACACGTGTTCCAGATGAACGGGTACTGCACGACGCATCCGAGGCAGACACGCGGCAGCCGGTCTTCGGGCAGTGGCTGATCGGTCACGAGACACCTACCACGGGTACGAAGGTGGTTGCTGTTCCGGAGGCGGTCGGGTCGAACGAGCCGGGGATCGCCGTCTGGCCGGACAGGATCGTACAGCGCCTCTTCGTGACCCCCACGCCAAGATCGAACCAGGGCGCGTGGGCGTCGTTGGCAGAGCTGAGGAACGGCACGTTGGGCGCGACCGTCATGCCCCGGTGAAGCGGCAGGATGTAGACGAACCGCCCGGCACCCTGGCTGGCCACGACACCGCCCGCGAGCGCACCGCCCCGCCAGCCGTTGCTCGTCCAGATGGACGGTGTCTCGGCGGTCGCGTCCACCAGTACCCCGGCATCAGTGAACAGGGCCAGCTTGTTGCCGGCCGTCGCGCCATCCCAGGTGCCGGCGTCCCGCACCCCGACGTGCAGGTTGGTGATCGCCACGCCGGCCGGAATCCACAGCCGCGTGGCGAAGATCGTGTTGTTGCCGAACGTCGAGGTGCCCATGTCCGACTCGGGATTGACCGAGCAGGCCAGCAGGCCATACCCGGCCAGCGGGAAGATCTGATCCATGCCCGAGCTACCGGCGGCCGGAGTCGCCCACTTGATTCCGCTGGCCTGCGTCGAGTCGGCGGTGAGCACCTGCGTGTTGGAGCCCACGCCCAGTCGGGCGGGGGTGCTGGCGCCAGTGGCCACGAACAAGTCGCCCTTGGTGGTCAGCGTCGCCTTGTCGACCTTGGCCGCGAGGTCGGTGACCAGGCTGGTCACGTCCCCCTCGACGTGCCCGTGGCCGGTCGCCGACTTGCCTGCCAGGCCGGGCACGGTCGGCGCGGCAGCGGTACCGGACAGGTCGCCCGCGAGCTGCACGACGCCCTTCGCGCCGGCCGTGGCGTCGCTGACCGCCAGGGTCCGGTCAGCGGTCAGGTTCCCGCCGCCGGTCAGCGGCGCCGTGGTGTTGATCGAGCGGGTCAGCGGTACCCCGCCGCCTCCGCCGCTGCCCGCGTTGGCGAGCTGGGTCGCCGGCACCTGGCCGGCACCGTCGAGCGACGCCACGCCGTTGGCCTGCCCGAGCTGCGAGGCGAGCAGGTACGGGCTTAGCGCGACCACCGCCAGGTGCTGCAAGTTGCCCAGCTTGAACGGGGTACCGGCGGCCGGAAGCTGGATGATGTAGACCCGCACCGGGTAGCCGTCGACCGTCTCGCGAACCCAGTACCCCCAGCCGGTCGGCGTCAGGTCCGGATCGTCGGTGGCCATGAGGGTGACCGAGAACGCGCCGGCACCGTCCAGCGTCGCGGTCACTACGCCGGGCTCCACGAGCTGCTTCGTGCCGGCATCGACAAGGACGGTGGTCGGCCAGAACTCGACCTTTCCGGTCGGTACCGCGCCGGCCGGCTGCGCAGCCGAGAACAGGCCGTTGACCACGACCTGGGTCACGTCAGCCGGGTACGACACGGCGGATCCTTACACTGCGGCCGGCTGCGCGGGCACGACCACGCCACCGCCGAGCGCCGTCACGTACGCCTCGGCGGCCACGCGGTCGGTGAACTCCCGGGCCTCGCCGTTGTTGGGCCGCGCGATGACCGTGGCCGGCTCGGCGTTGATCGGCCCCGAGGTGACGAGGGAAGCCCCTCCACATCCACACATCGATCTATCCCTTTCCCTGACGGGCCGGCGTCCTGGCCGGTCCCGTGATGACGGACGCCGCCTGCGCCGCCCGCTTACGCCGCGTGGCAGCCTGGCCCACGCCCATCGCATCATCCATGACGCTCAGCGCCGCGAGCACCCGGCTGCCACGCTCCTCGGCGCGCTCGGCCTCCCGGGTAGCCCGTACGGTCTGCACGACCAGGGCCTCCAGGTCGGCAGCCGAGAAGACTGGAGGCGCCCCGTCCTCCTCCACCTGGAGCGTGCCGGCGGCCACCAGGGCGAGCTGCGCCCCGGCGACCATCGAGGCGCGCGGTACCGGGAAGCCCCCCGAGTTGACCGCCAGCGCGTGCACCAGCTCCAGGTTGCCGCCGATGCGCCGCCAGTCGCCGGACAGCGGGGAACGCTTCAGCTCGGCCAGGTCGGCACCGGGCACGGCCGCGCCGGCCAGCCAGATGCCGTGCTTGTCCTCGCCGGCCCGGACCACAGCCGCCTGCGCGCTGGTCGAGTCGTAGTGCTCGGCCGCCGCCTGGAAGCCCATCCTGGTGTCGGCGTGGCCGCCGCCGATGGAGATGCGCCCCACGGCGACCTCGCCCTCGGTGGTGTCCACGGCGCCCGTGTGGAAGTAGGCGTACTGCTTCTTGCTCTTGGGTGGCGTGGTGCACACGTTCGGCATACCGGTGTGGCAGGTGCCCCACGTGGCCAGGTGGCCGAAGACCCGTCCGTCTGGAGTCACGGTCAGCGGGGTCGGCCCGTCCAGCTTGGGGTCCGCGAACCAGGCCGCCGGCAGGGCCTGCGGCTCATCGGGGGTAGCCGCCGCCACGATCGCCTCCATGTCCACCGCCGCCGTCACCGCACCGTGCAACGGCTTCACCTTCTTGGCCGCCACGCCCTTGCGCAACCGGGCCATGCCCTGCCTGCCGTACTTCTTGCGGCCGATCTTGGCCGCGAGCGCCGCCGGGTTGTCGATGCCCTTGGCCCCGAGCGCCGCCTTCAGCTTCTCGAAACGCGCGCCGAAGGTGGCGGTGCCGGGCTGCTCGCCGGTCAGCTCCTCGGCCAGGCCGGACACCTGCTGATAGGTCTCATCGTCCAGGGCGGCCAGCGCGGCGGAGATCTCCCGGTCGGTGACGTACTCGCGCAGATCGGCGACCACCTCGCGCATACGGGCCTGGTCTAGCTCGGGCAGTACGGTGTGTCCGTCGAGCACCTGCGCCGCCGCCGTCAACGCCTGCGGTACGAGCGTGAGCTGACCGTCGATCACGTCGGCCAGGGGGAACCGGAACAGGTCATCCTCTCCGTCCACCCAGAGATATCCCTGCGCCAGCAGATCGGTGCGCTCGCCGGCCCACTCACTGATCCGCCGCGCCGCGCCGGACGCGTCCCACGGGGTATCCAGCGGCGCCACCGCCAGGTCGTCCCATCCCGAGGCGCGCACGGCCGGCGTCAAGGCCATCTTGTGGGCCTCCAGCTCCGACGAGTAATCGCCAGGCTCCATGTCCATCAGCGGGATCTTGGCCCCCGCCTCGGCGAAAGCCGGAATCGGCACAAGGGTCGCCGCCGAGATCCGCCCCTTGGTGACCTCGATCTCCGGCCGCTCGCCGGTCGCCGCGTACTGCTCCGGGTCGCCGAGGGCATGGAACTCCATGTCGTCGAGGTCCACGCTCGGACCGATCACGCCCTGCTCGATCAGCAGCCGGGCCTCGCGGGCATCCTCGGCCAGCCGGGGAAGCTGCTCCGGGTCCGGGTTGAACAGCAGGCCGAACCCCCACGGGGCGCCCTCGTCGTCGTAGGTGATTCCGTCCAGGGTGCCCACCACGACAGAGCCGGAGTGGCCCTGTCCGTCCTGGCGCTGCCACTTCAGCCCGAGGGGCAGGTCGCGATGGCTCAGCGCGCCGGCCGCGAACCGGCGCTTGTCGCCGGTTGGCTTGCCGATGGGCGCGAGCATGACCGGCCCCCAGCGGGTGACCTTGGTGCCGCGCGGGTCTGCCCCGGTGTCCGGCTCGTTCTCGTCGGTTGCGGTGACGGCCGCGAAGTCGGGGCAGTCGGTGCACGGCTCGTTGTCGTCGGCCACGGTCGGCTCCCTACTGCTGGTCCGGGTCGTCGGGTACGTCGGCAGGATCATCCCACGCCTGGCGGGGCATCTTCTCGATCGCGGCGACCTTGTCCTGAATGTCCGAGGGCAGGTCATCCCAGGTGGCCGCCTCGGGACCGCCGGCCGCCAGGTACGCCTGCTGGATCTCGAAGGCTTCGTCGGGGTGCACGTCGTGGCCACCCAGCGCGTCGGACAGCCGGTGGTACAGGTCGGTCGTCGCGCTCACTGGGCCTCCTGGATGATCAGCACTGACCGGTTGAGCCAGTTGTACGCTTCCTTGCCCTTCTTGGACACGTGGTGCGAACTCATCGAGCGCTGCCCGTAGCTGACGGGGTCGATGCGGATGCCGTCCACACCCTTGGCGGCAGCGTACCGGCCCTGGTCATACAGGGTGCCGGTCTCGAAGCGGTTGCCCTTGGCGGCCGAGGTGGGCTTGGCGATGGCCGACGCCTCCCGGGCCATCTTCTCGTGCGTCTCGATCACCGCCGCCTTCGGAATCAAGATCCGCAGGACGCTGTTCCTGGTGTTGTCTGAGTACCGGTCGGCCACGTGCTTCTGCCCGGCCAGGTAGTACCCGTTACCGAAGACGCCCTTGCCGTAGTAGGCCGGGCCGCTGCGCATCTCCTCGTTGATCTTCTCGGCGCTCTTGCCGCCGGCACCGCTGACCCCACGCCATACCTCGATGTAGTCGCCCGTGGCCAGCAGGCGGTCCATCTCAGCCTTGCTGACGACGGTGGGCGTGTCATCGAAGCCCTGCATGGCGCCGATCGCGGCCAGCCGGCCGTCCGCCGTCTTGCCGTCGTACTGCTTGCGCGCCTGCTTCACGTCCTGGCGCAGCTTGTCGATCGCTGCCTTGTCGGTCAAGAGGTTGCGTCCCGTCGATGGCTTGTGTGGCGTGGCCGGCTTGGGCACGCTGGGCGTCCCGGTCAGGCGCGGCAACTTCTTGGTGACCGGACCCGGGCGGCCCACGCTCGGGGTGCCGGCCGGGTACAGGCTGACCACGTTGCGCTCCAGCGCGCCGCCGGCCAGCGGCCCGAGCAGCTTGCCGCTCTTGTCCAGCTTGCGGATCTCGTCGATGGTCATCCACCTTGCGTCGGAGGTCTCCGCGCGGGCGTGGTGGGTCGAGAGATCCGGGGTGAGCTGGCTCGGCACCGTGGCGGCGATGGTCGTGTACTTCCACTCGCCGTTCTTCGGGCCGACCACGCCCTGAATGGTGAACACGTGCTCGCCGTGTACCCGGGCGCTGTCCAGGGCACCGGCCTTGAATCCCAGCTCCTCGGTCGTCTCGCGGGTGGCGCCCTGGTGCGGCGTCTCCAGGGAGTCGATCGCGCCGCCGGGGAACTGCCACTTCCCGGGGTCGCTGATGCCCGGACCGCGCTCGATCATCAGATACCGCTCGGTGCCTGAGCTGTCGACGTGGCGCAGCATCACACCGGCCGCGCCGTACTTGCCCCATGGCCCGGACCCGCCGTTGACCTTGCGGGTGAACCCGTCGCCGCTCTGGCCCTTGCTGGTTGCCTGCTTCAGCATCCCGGGCCGTCCGCCGGGGTCGGGGTAGCGGTTCTGGCCGGCGACCGCGTTGGCCGGGACGTTGATCGGCTGGTTGGGGATTTGTCCGGGTGGGGTGCCGGGCGGGGTGAAGTAGTCGATCAGCTTCTGGGCGCGGGCGGCGTTGGTGCCGCCCTTCGAGGTGGTGACGATGTACGACAGGTCGCCCAGGAGCGTCGTCTGCTCGTGCGGCTGGAGGCTCTGGAAGTCAGCGGTCCGGATTCCCGCATACGCCTTGAGCTGCTGGGCGGTGGTGTGGGCCTTCGGGTGCACGCCGTAGAGCGTGTCCAGGACTTCCTGGACGTTGGGCCTGGCGCTCGTGGTGGCCGGCGCGGCGGGGGCGTGCGGCGAGACCCAGCCCGGGTGCAACTGAGCCATGATCTTGGCCCAGCCGGCGGGCTGGCTGGCACTTAGGCCGGTCACGCGCTCGTCGATGGCGTCGCGGTACGCCTTGGGCAGCTCGCCGTACTCCTTGCTGCTCAGTGGGTTCAGCGTGGTGAGCACGTCGCTGTCGCTGTGTCGGCCGTATGGGTCGGTGACCAGGATGGCGCGCTTCTGGTCACCGGAGCGCGGCGGCGTCACTCCCTTAAGGGCGTCGATGTGCCTCTGAATCTGGTGCCGATCACCGAGCGGCTCGGAACCTCCCGCGAGACTGGCCATGTCGGCGTCTACCAGGTGCTTGTCGCCGCCGTTGAGCTGCTGGTACGAGGAGTGATCTAGGGCCAGGTAGGTGCGCAGCCGGTCCGGGTCGTCGTGATCCGCCTTGTGGATGCCGGCAGCCAGCGCGGCGCTGAGCGCGGCACCCGAGGAGTAGGCCGGCAGCGTGCCGTCGAACTTGGCCTGGACGTGGTGAGCCATGTACCGCGTGTGCGCGTCGCTGGAATTGGCAGCCGTGGCGAGCTGGTGCTCGATGGCCGTCTGGTGCGCCTGCGGTAGCGCGTCAAAGTCCTTCTGGGACAGGTTCTGGTAGGCCGTGACCCGGCCCAGGTGGCTCTTCAGGTGGTCGTGTGTCGCGTCGATCGCGGCCGTCTGCGCGGGGCCGTAGTGCGCGCCGTGGATCTTGTCTAGCATCACCTGGAAGCGACCACCATCCAGCCCGTTGGAGGCGTCGCGCACGGACTCGACCGCCTTGACCAGCGCCTGCTGGGCATTCGGGCTCAGGTCGTGATACCGGTCCAGGTTGGGCTTGATCGCATCGGCGCCGAGGACCACGGCGATAGTGCTCCGCTGGTTGCCTGCCCCGAGCAGGCTCAGCACGCTTTCGTTGCGTCGCTCCTTGATCGCCTCCTGGAGTACGGGCGCGAGTTTCTTCAGCTCGTCGTCGCTGGGCGCCAGGAGATCGTCGAGCTGGTACGTGGTCGCGTACCACTTCCCGCTGTTACTCGGTTGCATGGTGGCCACGGCCAGGGCTTCGCGCACGTCGGTGCCGCCGGCCGTCTTGTACCCGGGGGCCCCGGTGTGCAGCCGAGCACGCAACCAGGCCGGCAGCGTGGTGTCAGCCTCCAGGGCAGCGCGATGCGCCTCCAGGGCGTCGCGTCGCTCCGGGGTCTGCGCGGCTATCCGCGCGCTCATGTAGCGATTAGCGATATCCGCCGGGTCGGTGGCCGCCTTCAGGTTGTCCAGCTCGCTGAACAGGACCGAGGCGTCGTGCTTGCCGGTACCGCCCTTGTCCTCGAAGCGCGCGATCAGGGCATCAGCCGCCGCCCGCTTCTTGGGGTCGAGGAACTTCGCCCGCGCGGCGTCGAGATCGTCACGGATCTTGGTCTGGGTGGCCGGTGCGAGGCTGTCGAACTCAGCCCGGGTGAGCTTGCCGTAGGCGTCCACGTGGGTCTTGGATAGCGCCGCGCCGGGTGCCGACCGGCTGGCCACGGACGCGGCGTGCTTCACGTGGGCAGCGGCGGTCGCGGGCAGCGGAGCGCTGGGCGTCGGGCCGGCCGCCGGCTTCGCGCTCGGCGCAGGCGTTCCCGTACCGGTGCCGAACAGGCGCGAGTGGATCGTAGCCGCCTTCTGGCTGACGAAGCCCTGACCCGGACTGCCGGCAAGGCCACGCAAGCCCTTGAGATCGCTCTCCAGAAGGTACTGCTCGTTATCGGTGAGGCTGGCCAGGTCGGCTTTGGTCAGGTTGTCGTACGCGGCCAGGCGCTTGGCATCCGGCATGGTGGCCAGGCCCTTGAGCGCGACGCGGGCCTGGATGATCGAGATCGGCGAGGACGCGGGCGCCCCCACGGCGGTGTTCGGGACACCGGCTACCGGCGGTCGCTTGAGCGCATCCTGGACACCCTGCGGCACGCCCGGGGTACCAGCCTCGACGTGGTTGGTGATCTCGGTGTGCAGCGCGCCGCGCTCTTTGTCGGTCAGCCCCTTCTTGTCCCCAACGTTCTTAACCAGGTTGGTGATCGACTTCTGGACCTCGGGGTGATCGGTGAGCTTGTCGCCTGGCCCCTGTTTGCCCTTGATCTTGGTCAGGGCGCCCTTGAGCGTGTCCGGCCCCACGTTGGTCTTGCCCTGGATCGCCACCACCACGTCATGCAGTGCCTGGGCCTGGGCGGCAAGCTTCTGGTCGGTGAGCTGCGCGGCGCGGACCGGCACGTTGGTCTTCACCTGGCCGGCGATGTTGGACACCACGTCCTTGGCGCCCTGCACGGTCGG